AATGATAGGACGGACTTTATGTGCTTGTATCTTTGGCGTTTCTTGAAGCGCTCCTGATGCTAACGAGTACAACCATGCTTTGGCTGTTTCCTGGCCATTCACCTCTGTCGAAGTCCAATACCAACACTCATCCGGATTGTCTGGAATCACATCGCCTCCGCACTTGCGAATATACCTATTAACCGCACTACGTGCTTGATACAAGAGTTTTATCTGAGCAACGGAAGTGGATTCGGCGCAACAAACAAATATTTGCCATTTACTCTAACCTTGCCCGCCTTTGCCTGCTTAACCAAGCTTTTCTTTGTTTGCCGAAGAATTTCTTTTGAATACTCGTCTCTGAACAATTCGGGGTAAATGCTCAGCGCTTCTTGCAAGCTACTCTTGTCCTTGTTCCAATCGTCGGCACCAAGTAGCCTCATTGTTGTGCGATAATCAACGCCGATTTTCTCAATGTCCTCGTTTGACCGTCTCACAAGCCTGTCGATTTCGGTTTGCGTAATAGAGGACAATTGCTGAAGCATCTGATAGTTAATTCGAGACGACTTTATGTTTTCCTCTTCCATGTTGCAGTAATTGACTGTGCATCCGTTCTTCTCAAATTCGTCGCAGTATTCGTCCCAACTTGAATAGAACTTTTTCAGCTTCATTTGGCTCAAGCAGAAAATAACCTTAATATTTTCTTCAACAAGATTGTGTTCTTTGCCCCAAGCATCTTTGACAGTCCATTTATCAGGTGGGCACTCTTCTCTTAGCCACTGTTGCAAAGGAAACTGTGTGAGCAAGCCCTTAATCCATGGTGCCCGACACATTCTCGTCGTCTCGCCATCAACAATGCCCCAACCATCTGTACAAGGGATGTCAACATCCATTGTTTTGCGATTGACCTCATATGTCTCATAATTGATGTAATCAACAAGCGCTGGAAATTTTGTTTCAAAATCATCGACAACTATTGCCCGACGAATATCAAAGCCGTCCCATTGGTCCGTGGCAGAATTTGTGAGAGCCGCATAAGCCGCAAATTTATTTGAGTTTATACCACCCAGCGCATTTATCTTATCAACTGTCAGCCCACAAAACAATCGCCCCTGAATTCTCTTATAAGAGGATTCTTTTATTGCAATCATCCGCTTTGTGCGAATCTGCCCTGCCGACGCCGTGTAAAATACATATTTCTCGCCATTCAATATAAAGCCATTAAAAATTATGCTCTTCAGCACTTGGAAGAAATACACATTCACCATTATCAACTCGTCGCTAAGCCGATAATCTGGCATGTTCAATGCTCGGGTCAATTCGGAATCAAACAGATTGATAACAAACTTGTCTTTCAGGCAACTTGGGTCAACCGTCCTATGGATGTCCTGCTCCAAAGATTTATCTAAAAGCTCTGTCAATTTTGCCTTGTATTTCTTAATAACGCGGTTTACGCACGCTTTTCGCCATTTCTGCGTGTCGGAATTCCACCTTTTTCTTATCTTGTACAGCTTGACAAGCTTTTTATGAACCTCTTTTTCTTCGGGCGTATATAATGCATCGGTGCCGATTGAATAGATGTAATGAAATTTTTCAAGAGGCACTATCAGCCCTCCTCTGCGTCATATATATCATCGCCCGAATCGTCCGCAATATCAAAGTAATCAAGGTCAAAATCAATTTCTTCTGGCGTTGTTTCAAGCCGCGACCTTCTTGCCCTGAGCCACTCTTCTTCAAATTCAAGCGATTTGTCGGAATAAAACCGCATAATACCCTCCTCTCTTGCTTTATACTCTAAGTATATAGAGGTAATTATAAAAAGTCAATAATTTTTCAAATTTCCTATTGACAAGTTTGCATATTTATGATATAATCATTTCAACGAATACAATTATTTTTATAAAAATCATCAAAACTATTAACAAATTGATATACCAATGATATACTTAAATAAGTAGGAGTTCCACACCTACAAACTTGAGTGGCGACAAATCTGCATACCATTGGCATATCATTAAATTGAAAGGAGTCTCATAAAAGAAAAAATGACAGAAATTTGGAAAGATATCGCTGGATACGAGGGGTTATATAAAATAAGCAATTTTGGGAATGTATATTCTATTAAAAGAAAACGAAGGCTTAAACTCCTTAACAGCCATCATGGATATAAGCGCATCCGATTATACACAGGAAGCAAGAATTGGAAAATATATGCCGTTCACCGCTTAGTAGCCACCGCATTTATACCAAACCCAAATAATTTCCCAGAAGTAAATCATAAAGACGAAAATAGCTCTAATAATAAAGCAAACAACTTAGAATGGTGCACAAGGTCATACAATGTTAACTATGGACGGCGTAATTCAAAAGTATATTCCGCAGTAATAATGTTAACGATGAATAACACCCCCATAAAAGAGTTTGAATGTCAATCTAAGGCATCGAAAGAAATGGGCATAAGACAGGGGTCGATAAGCAATTGTTGTAGAGGATTTTCAAAAACGGCGGGCGGATACAAATGGAGGTATAAAAATGGATAATGTTAATCATCCCGCGCATTATTGCCAAGGGAATATCGAGTGCATTGATTGTATTAAATCTGCTACGGTTGACAAGACCGGGATAGAAGCTGTTTGCGTCGCTAATGTGATTAAATATCTATTTCGCTTTGAAAAGAAGAACGGATTACAAGACATTGATAAAGCGCTGTTCTATCTAAAATACCTCAGAAAAGAGGTGGCAGACCGAACCGGACATAAATAAAATCGAAATTAAAGCCGTTGGACTTAACTGGTCTGACGGCCTATTTTTTTTATATTGCCATAAATGCTATTATTTTTCGATTTAAGCGCATTTGTTTGTTAGGTATATACTTACTATCCCCATACTGTTTAATCGTCATACGGTTAAAATTTTTGGTATTTATGACCGTTTCTTGTTCTTCTTCTTATCGAACCATCTTGGCGGCTCATCGGTCATGTTATAATCAATAAATTCTTCTCGGTCTTGTTTTTCAAATTCTGCATCGAGTTGCTTCGTCTCGCGGACTTTACCTTGCGCCCGCTCTTGAATATTATCTAATGCAATAATGCGCTGATAAAGTCGCTTAATTTCTTCGCGCAAGAAAGATTCTTCTGCGCCCCAGATAACATTGACAACACGCATGTCGGAATAGTCCTCAGCTTCAAACTCGGCTCTGACCATGTTGCGCAGATTGATTTCAAATAAATGCCACTTTTCTTCAGGCATCCAACCAAGTGAGCCGTCAGACATAAGAAAATCTTCACCCTCTACGCTTCTTAATGCTCTGCCCCAAACAGCTTGGCACCGTTTTTCAAGGTTTGAGCCAATTGGAACATTCTTGGCAATCTTGTATTCAATGCCGTCCTCTTTCGATTTAATGATTGTGTATAGCCTAAAGCCATAACGGTGCATAATAACATGCCGCTCGTTCATGTTTTGAATTCGACGCTTAGTCCATCTTGACAAAATGTGGTAGACGGTTTTGCTCATATCGTTCATGTATAAAATGTCCTCGCCGTCTGATACTTCTTTCAGACGGTCGATATTGACACAATACTTAAAATTATCATTGACCTCGCCGAACAATTGAAGCAATTCCAAGTTGCTGACATAAAGGGATTCTTTGGGGTAGGGCAGAAGAGCAGAATACAAAACAGCGTCAAACAAAAGCTGCTGTTTTGGCACGCCTGTAATTTTAGATTGGACCAAGGCAGATGCGGCTTCGTCATAAACTTTGACAATGTTATATCTGTCTGCGCCTTCGACCTTTTCAAAATCACAGTATGCTTCAAGGTCTTTGAAAAATGTTTTCTTTTGATTTCCACCAGATTGCTTGATGCCCAATGTCTTGCATAGATTGGCATATGACGCGGTATTTCCCTCAAGGTCTTTAAGCTTGACAATTTGGTCTTTTGTAAATTTCATTAAATCGTCCTTTCTGTCAGAAGTGCTCCGACAAGCATGAGTATATCAAGTTAATTCTGCAATGTCAAGGGTTTTAAGAAAGAAAGTACCAAAGAAAGAATATATATACTTGACCAATTTTGGGACAAGTTTTTTACAATTTGTTCACATTTGAGCTTTTCTATATTTATATTAAATTATACTATATATATAATTTAACCGTTCATAATTATTTAATAATTATATAGAGGGGATAGGGGCAAGCCCCTCCCCACA